CATGAGCTTTAGGGCCAAATTGGAGAACCTTAGAAGACATTCAATCCTCAATCGCTGCCTGCCTCCGTGCAGCCCACACTCGCCTCATCGATTCAGATGTTTTCCGCTTATGCTCTTCGGTTCTCTTCTTTCCAAGTGCGCCGTTCGGCCTCGGCATCCTTTTACCTTTATTATCCCTTTGCATTGGTATGCGGCCTGACCCGCATCTCCCAAAGATAGCGGCGCAAAGGGACAAACGACTCTGCCGCTCCAAAGTTCGCTTTTCGGGATTCGTTGCACTTTCAACCGCGATAGGCGACCAGCGTTACCGTTAATGCTTCATCAAACCTAATAGCAGGATCTCATGCCTTCACCGCCTTCGGTGGAGCGCACATCATACACTTGCAGCCTGGCGCGTGGGCCGGCCGCTGGTAGGCAGGCGCCGGGAGCTCCCTGGCCACGATCACCGTCTGGCCGGCTGCCTGCGCCGCGGCGACCGCCGCTTTCATCTTCGCTGTCTTCCCGCCGCCCCTGCTGCTTGAGTAGGTGACTGTCGGCCGAAGGTCAGCATTGTGAGGATGTGCGGATCTGCCCGCATCATTTTGCTGAGAATCTCTGCCAACTCCTGCCTTCCGCGCTCGAGCCTGTACAGCCATGCCTGCGCCACAGCCTTTGCGTGATCCGGACCGACGAACCGCCGCGCTTGTTCGATCGCTCTTTCCTCTTGCTCGATGTAATGCATGAGGCTCGGTGGAAGTCCCATTACCGGTATCCTCCGCTGAATTCATAGGGGCGAGTGGTCTCGAAGGTGGTTGAGGACCCGGCAGAGTCTGTTCGCCTTGCCGCCCAGTCGGTTGGGCGCCGCCCCTATTCCGGTCCGCGTCCTCTGAGGGAGGGTTGCCGGCTCCGACGTCTGTAATCTGTTGTAATCGCTTCGATGCCTGCTCGCCTCGGTTCAATTCACGGTCGAGCGCCGCATCTCGCGAATACCGTGTAATCAACTGACCGCGGCTGCAATTGTCTTCTTGCGCTTGACGGTCAATCAATCCAACCAGTTGCGCGTCCATTCGCACTGTAACGATCTGTGTTGTAATCGCCATGATTACAATGTAGCACCGGGCAATAACGAATACAAGCGATTACATTTTCAATCCAGATGCAGGCCCATGCTCCGCCAGGATCTCCGCCCAGAACTCCTCAAACCATCGAGCCTGTGTGCGGACCTCCTCCTCGGAGAACAGCCAGACGAGCGGTATGATCGCCAGCCACATCAGCGTAAGTCCAAGAGCCCCAAACACTTTCAACATCTCACACCACCGGCGCCATCACTGTTTCGCGGGTGCGCTGCCGCTTCCCTCTCCACCATTGCTCGCTTTGGCCGGCCCGGCCATCAGCGCCTGGAAGAATCCTTCCAGTTGATTGTTCTTGTCCTTCGCCGGTTCCGGACGATCACCGTACTTCGTCGGCATCAGCCGCGCCAATAACCACATCCGAGTGTGAATCTGCAACTTCGACCGCTCAACGTTGTCACCGCTGATCGCTTCCGGCCTGGCTCCCTGCTTCTGCTTCAAACGGTTACTGATCCGCTCTTTGTCTGCCAGTTCGACCATTTCGTCGCCGAGCAGTTCCAGTTGCATGTTTTTTGCCGCGCGATACCGTTTCTTGAATGCCTCATTCCCTTCCAGCCATGTGAAGAGAACCCGAGGATTAGGAAAACCTTCCATCTTACAGATAGAGCGCGTACTTACACCATCAATGAGTAAACCGCAGATGCGGTCTCCGATGGCTTTAGTGTACTTTGTGGGTCGTTTGGCAGGCTTTTGGCTAGGTGGGTTTGGTGAGGGAGGGTGTCCGTGATGTGAGTTGGCTGCCACATTCGAATACTTTCCTGGTGGATTTTGGGGTTAAAGCGGGCAGGGATCAGGCAGTAGCCTGCGCTTCGCGCAGGAGGCCGTAACCAGCCCAGCGTTCAAGCTGAAAGATGTTTGGATCGCCTAAGAGTCCTGCCAGCCCTCGGGAATCGTTGGCTGTGAGGTCGCAGGATGTGTCTTTGGAGTCGGAGGGTTCGACGGAGGGAAGTTCTGGGGGAAGGAGTTGAAAGATGATGGCGGTACGTCCTTTTTTTACTATCGCTATTCTCTTGACTTTATTCAACTTAGCCCGCGTTTCGTATGCCTCGGCCTCCCTTGGATCATCGATCGTGAAGAGGTGCTCGCCGTCGCAATTGCGAACGCTGTATCGAATGGGTTTTGACAATGGATTTTCCTCTGCAACCGGGCCGTGGAATCGGTGGCCGTCCGCTATGGGGTGATTACGATTACCTATCCTAGCGAATATGAAGGATTTGTCAAGTGGTCAATTTACCGATCAGGTACATTTGAATCCTGTCGAGATCATCGATTCAACCCCATTGGTCCACAATGCTGCGCTGCGCGCAGCAACTCCGCCTGGACCTCTGCTGTGGTGAGCTCCTGGCTTATCATCCTGTCCGCCTCGCCATTTATGAACCGGTTGGGATTGAGCCGCTTGCACATCCTCTCGATCTGCTCCCGCGTGGCCGGGCCGAAGAGACACGTAAGAAAATGTCTGAGAGCAGAAAAGGAAAGCCTCCAACCAAATCACAGGCGGCACATTACCAGTCTATGATTGGGATAAAGGCTTCCAATGAGACAAAAGCTAAACAAAGCGCAGCAAGAAAAGCATATTGGACTAATCGACATGCTTCTCTTGATTTAATGCCTCGTACTCCATGATGTACGAAAGTACGTTTTCGCTCCATCCGTCGATGTGGACCCATTCGCGGTATCCGATCCCGTTCTGGTTGCTGGCCACGTTGATAAAGTATCCCTTCGATTCCCGCCTGGGACCGGTAATCGTCTGGTGCGACTGCTCATCGGTGATGACGATGCAGCGGTCGTAATTCAACGTCGCAGCCGTGAAGAGCGCATCCTGTGTATTGGTTCCACCATGCTCTGTGGCTCCCTTGATCGCATCGCGAAGCGCGAAGCCGCGGCGCGGAGGGATCACCTTTGCGCTACCCGAGAACACGACGATCTGGACATGCTCGCAAACCTCCCGCAAGAGCATGGCCAGCGCGCAGGCCGCTTCCGACCGGTCGATCTCCGACTTCGCTGACACCGGAGTCCCGTACATCGAACCAGAATTGTCGACGACCAGGACCGTGTTGCCTGCCAGTTTTTCCGAAGAGTCGAGGCAGCGAAACATGGCCTGCTCGAGCTCCGGTTCGAGAGCCGGCGCATACTTGGCCGCCGAGATGAACCGGAACGGCAGCACGCGGTCCGTCTTCATACCGGCAAGCGCGGCGCGCACGGTCGCCTCGGGCACACCGGCCTCACGCATCCCGCGCAGGTTGCGCAGGAGTGCCAGAGCACCGAGCTTGCCCTCGGAGATAAGACGCTCGAAGGTCTCTCTCTTGTCCTTGCCGGCCGAAAGGTTCACCTCCCAGGTGTCCGGCGCCTGCAGCGTCTTGTCTACAAGTTGCTTCCAGATGGCCGCCTGCTCTTCATCCTTCGGCTTCGCATGGCAGAGGAAGAGAACGTCTCGCAGCTTGACCGCCGCAGAGTCTGCATTCCACTTTCCGAGCTCGTAGGCGTTGAACTTTTGGAAGGCCGCGGCCAGGCCCAGCTTCATCTGGTGCGGAAGCATGGTCCGCTTGCCATTCACCTTCCAGAACAGCGAGATCAGCTCACCGAGCTCGTCCGGCCGTTGGATCACCCGAGCGATGCCACCGGCGATCACTGCGCGCGTCTTCTCTGTGTTGGCGCGGATGAGCGAGACCAGGAGCAACAGCGGAACATGCCGCAGCTTCATTGCGGTCCTGGCCTCGCAGGCAACCTCCACCACCGTCTGCGCGCCGGTGGGCATCTTGAGGACTTCGGCGATTTCGCTTTGGATCCTGTCCGCGATCGAGACGCCATCCTCGTAGAACTGATCTTCGAAAAGCATGTTAGCCATGACGGACCGGCAGAGTTGCTGGACCGGGTTGATGCGAACGGCGACCGCGCCTTCATGGGTCCGCGGTGCCGGCGTCTTTACTGCCACATTGGTACGCATTCGATTTGCCTCTCTTCAAGGTTGACGGTGAACGCAAGAAAGCCCGGCCTTTTGAGGGACCGGGCTCTCAGGTGAATCGCAGGGAACAGCGCAAACGGGCCGGAGGATTTGAACCTCCTACTCCTGGACTCTTGCGAGTCTTGAGAGTTCAACCAATGAAGTATCCGCTTGCTACACCACTGCAAACTGAATCGGCAGGAACAATCGCATCGGGGCTTTTTTGGGTCCGCTGCTCTACCACTGAGCTACGTCACTTGCGCGACGGCTGGACTCGAACCAGCGACCGGCGGGGTGTAAGAAGTATCCCAGTGCTACACCATGCCGAACCTAAGAGCCTAGAACAATTGGCAGCGCTGCTTTTTTTGAAGGAAGTAAGCGCCGCACTCACTAAGGCTCAGAACTCCATCGAGGAACAAGCGCCTTCGGGATGGTTTCTGTTCAAGAGAAGTACCCGGAGGCTTCACCATCGACGAATCAGAGCATATCACCGCCCCATTGGGAACGCAAGAGGAAAACTGCTCTATTTGTGAGAAATTATTGAACGGTACGGAACTGCGCGTCCTCGAGCCGGATCAGGCCCATATCCAACATGACCCGGTGGCCGCGGCAGACCCAGTCTACTGCCAGTGGCTTCGAGTAATCCTCATGGTGCGCCTCGATCGGTGAGGTGGCCTGGCAGAAGATGCAGGAGCCTTTGGCCACCTTGCCGCGCTTGATGTAGATGTGAAGATAGGTCCGGCAGTTCGACTTCTTTCTCTGAGCGTCGGTCTGCTTATGCTCCTGGCGCCAGCGCCGCATCCGCGCCGCGTGACACTCTCCGCAGATCCTCTGGCCACTCCTGGCCGGCTGGCCGCATGGGCAAAGCCCTTTGGCTTTTCTTCTCATGTTTGCAGTATAGCGACGTGAAACGGAAAGTGGAACACTCATGCCGCCATGGCCTCTTGAAATTCGAAGCCGAGCTGGCGAGGCTGGAAGGACTCGTCGAGGATGAGAGTGTCCGGAGCATGGAAGGTACGTCCCACCTCGGGCATGTCATGCCAGTCCACGCCCGCCTTGCCGCGCTTG